CCGCTAGGGTTAATAAGTCTGCTCAGAAAAAAGTGTATTATAATGTGACTGAATCTACTTTAGGAGATATACTATATATTACAAATGAGGTTTATAATAGATTTAGCATTAGTACTGTAGATAAATGTGTCAAGTTTGCTTTATATATTATAGGTGACTATAGCTTTCATGGAGGTATGGTATTTACGGATTGGGTGGAAGAACTGAATGATGCTAAAGATTCTTTTGACTTTACACCTTATATATAAAAAGGAAGGAAGCTTCACAGTCTCCTTCCTCTACAGCTTATGAAAAGAAAATTTTTAAAGAAAACTTTTTACCACCTCCTAAAATTATTATATATAGTCCAAAATTCCTTCTACATGAGTCCTCACTACATTATGTAGTCCTTCTTCTGAAGTAAGATACTTCAAGTCTTCCTTATTGTCATAGAAGAAGTTTTCTGTCAGTACTGCGGGACACTTTGATTTTTTAATGATGTAGAAATCAGCTTCCTTGTCTATATCCCCATCTGACCAGTCTTCTCTTATTTTTCTTCCAGGAAAATTCTGCTTTGCTCTCTTATAGAGACAAGTTGCCAGTTCATCAGATTTGGTCTTTCCTTTTGTAGTATAGGCTTCCCATCCTTGTCCTGACATCCAAGAAGAGCCATTTCCCATTGCATTGGAATGTATGGAAATTAAGATAACCTTATCTGCTCCAAGCTTATTACATACAGTGTTTGCCCTTCTTACCCTCTCTGAGAGAGATATATCTCTATCTTCAGGAACTAACAGTTCTGCATCTATATTGTAGGATTTCAGCTTGGCAACTAGTTCTTTGGCTATAACTCTGTTATACTTCCATTCTCTGAACCTTCCATTGTTAGTAAATTTAGAATCTATGTTGAGTCCAGATCCAGCTAATACTGGGGAGAACTTACCATTCATCTCAGTATTATTACCATGTCCATTGTCTATTAATATTTTCATAAGCTACTCTTCTGCTTTAAATCTGCTACCAAGGAACTGAATCAGCTGACCTCTCAACTCATCTACCTGTTTCCTGAGAAACTCATTTTCCTTTTTCAGGTCTGTGACTTGAGTGGTAAGGCTATTGATGGTGACTTCATTCATCTTCTGCTGGGCTTCCAGAGTCTCCTCCATCATTCTTTTATACGTATCAAATGACTTGCTCATGTTTTCAATTTGCTGAGAATCAACCTCAGTGTTATACTTTTTCCTCGTAAGGAAAAATGTTACTACGCTGGATATTGCCGTGCAAAGGACTCCAACTAATGCCATTATAACTTCTGATGCCATACTGTCTTCTATTTATCTTGTTTCCAATGTTCTATATAGTATAATATGTAGATAGACCATGACAGTGTGCTTAGTATGAATATACTGGCAGCTTCATCTTCTGTAAAGTCTTCATCCCTGAACCAGTATTGTAACTGAATCCAGGCTACTGCAACTCCTATCAGATATATAATCAATACTGTCATATCTGTCTATTTTTACAGTGCAAATATAACCAGTATAAATGTCAGACACAAAAGTCTAAGTGAAATCCTAATGACATTCTTATAATCTGCTAAGAATTAAGCTAAAGTATTTTGGCTGTTTCACATTATTTACTTATCTTTGCAGCAAAAGACTTGATTATGAGAAAGTTGGTTTCCTTGTTTATTATGATAATGGCAATGGCTATATGTGAAATGCCTTATGCCCAGAATGTCTGTGGCAAGAAAAAGATATTAAAGAAGACTTCTAAAGAAAAACATCGGTGCATTTTTATTGAATATAAAGAAAAAAAGCCTGGAATTAAAGCTCTGTTTTATATTCCCGTAGGAAAAAAAGATACTTTTCATTATGCTGTACAAGATAATGATTCTATATTTTTGTGGGCAATTGTCAGGGGAAATAAAGTACGTTTGATAAAAGATTTTTAATTATAAATTAGGAGGATAAATATGCCAAGAAAAAGCAAAAGAAGATATGAACCCAGTGATTCCATCAAAAAGAGTATTTCTACTTGGGAAGGAATTGCTATGGATGGCCCCTCTATAGATCCTTTGTCTGGTAAATTAGTAAAACAGAATAATTCCTTTGAGGAGGAAGCCAGACTTTTTGAGAGTAAAATTCCAAAGGAATTGCAAGATACCATTTTAAATAACCAATCTCTTTCCGATAATTTGTTTAGTTATTCTTATAATGTAGGTTCTGGTAATTTTGAAAAGAGAGTTGTGCCAGCACTTGAGCATTATTATAACAATATTTTTGGCAGAGCAAAAGAAGTAACTGACTCTATGTATGGGAATGGTGACTCTGTTCTTTCAGGTTTAGCTAAGAGAAGAGTCACTGAGAAAAAGGGAGTGTATGATAACTTACCCCGAATAATTGGAACATCACCTGCTCAAGCGCTAGAATATCAGGATGTCATTAAAACTTACAGACCAGCCATTACACCTTCTAATACTGTAATGGATGCTAAGAAGGCTATGCAGAATAAGGTTGACTTTCATAACTTCATGGATTCCATCAGTATTCAGAACAATCTCCCACCAGCTTATACACCTAAGTCTAACATTCATTTAGAAGGAGGCTTCATGTATGAGCCAAGGGATGTTTGGGAAGCTCTGTCTATGCCTGAAAAAGCTGAGATGATGAAGGTTGCTGTCAGGAATGGCATTACTAATCTTCAAGATATTAGGCAGAAGTACAATGAGTTTGCGGAGGGTGGTAATATATATAAGGAAGGAGGTAAGAAAAAATCCTCCAGTGCAAATCCTTCTGCACAGCGTGCTATGAGATATTTCATGGACAAAGGGCTTACAGACTATCAGGCTGCTGGATTAGTTGGCAATCTGATGAGGGAATCAGGAATGAACCCCCAAGCTCTTAATAAGGGGAGTAAGGCTTATGGTCTGGCTCAATGGCTAGGCCCAAGGAAAAAGGCCTTGTTTGCAAGATATGGAAATAACCCTTCCCTAGAGAATCAGCTTGATTTTATTTGGTCTGAACTGAATAGCACTCATAGGAACGGTCTTAGACATCTGAGATCTTCTAAGAGTGCGGAGGAAGCAGCAAGGAATGCAATGGGATATTATGAGTTTTCTGCTGGTCCTGAAGCTGCTATTGCTAATATGAGAAAATATGGACAGGATGGCGAAGGTTCTATGAGGAAGGGAATCTCATTTGCTTCTAGTCTTATGAGGCAACCTGTACCTGCATATAATTCTAGACAAAATGAAGCAGCACAACTCTCTTTGCAAGAAAGTACTATTCCTTCGGAAGGATTTATATACACTCCTTTAAATCCTCAAGTATTTGGAATTGCTGATACTCCTTCTTATACTATAAATGTTCCAGATCAGACTCTGGCTTCTGAGCCTCAGGTAGAAGAGTCTTCAGTTTCTCTATATAGCCCAGAGGAATTAGATAGGCAGGAAAGAATTGATAGGCTTTCTGCTTTTAATAATGTGCTCAGGATGACCAGTCCTCAGGGTAGTGGAAATGTATTTCTTAATGCTATTGGAATGCTTACTGGTAATGCTTTTGCTGATGGTGGAGGTATTCATATCAAGCCTGAGAACAGGGGAAAGTTTACTGCCCTGAAAAAAAGAACAGGACATTCAGCCACTTGGTTCAAGGAGCATGGAACTCCTGCCCAGAGGAAAATGGCTACATTTGCTTTGAATGCACGGCACTGGAAGCATGGTTTAGGAGGTAATCTTTTTGAATAAAATTCTGTTTTAAAGTTTTTTATGAAATTTTGTTCAAGTAAAATTTTGTAGTATCAGAGATAGTATGTACCTTTGTGCCAGCACTGATACAAGTGCCATAGCAAGTACTCAATACTAATTGATGTAATTATTGCTTGATTTTGTTGGAGAGGTTTCATCTAGGTACAAGCTTGATCCTACCAGCTTATAGGAAATAGAGGACCATAAGAAGGGTACAGGCAAAGGATCCAAGGGTGTAAAGTAGAGAAAAAGCCTATAGTTACTGTTCAGTTGGAGGGAATGTCACCTGATGATAGCTGTTCTAGGAGGCAAGACGGGGCTTGAAACTATTTGAAATAGCAAGGTGGAAATCCATGCAACCCTAGGCTTAAAGCAGGTTTTGCCTAAGGTCTCTTTCTATAATTTTAAGTAATAATTTTATTGATTAAACACAAAGTATAGAGGAATGAGGAATGGCAGGCTTTGTTGAAAGTGTGTGTGAAATTGTCCTCTATCTATAGAAATATAGTTCTGAAAGCTGTCAGCCCCAAATCTCTACTAACACCCTGACAGCTTTCTTTTTCTTAGTACAATCCTAAGACTTATTGATTTTAGTTTATTTCATACTATATTTGCACTCAAATACAGACAGTATGAAGAAATATCTTATCATAGCTATACTTGGATTGGTTGCTGCTACAGGAGTCATGTGGAAGCAGCTTCAGGATGCTAATGAGAAGTGGAAAAGAGCTGAAGGTAATGTAAAGGCTTATGCTTCCATGTTTGATTCAAGCAAGAAACAAAATGCTGCACTAATGCTTACCGTAGATCAACTTGAGTATTTTCAGGATTCAGTACTCCAAGAACTTGATGCTACAAGGAAGCAACTGAAGATTAAAGACAAGAATCTTAAGGCTCTCCAGCAGGTTAAATCCAGTTTCTCCAAGACAGATACTATAACAGTGACTCAGGTAGATACTTTATTCAAGGAACCTACATTGGCTATAGACACTTTGCTTGGCGATGAGTGGTATAGTTTGAGACTAGGACTTAAGTATCCTTCTATGATTGCAGTAAAACCATACTTTAAGAGTGAGAAACATATCATAGTCTCCAGTAAGAAAGAGACTGTTAATCCCCCAAAGAAGTTCTTTCTGTTTAGATGGTTTCAGAAAAAGATGATAGTTGTTCATATAGATGTTGTGGAAAAGAATCCCTATGTAAGTGATGAAAATAGTAGATATGTTGAAATAATTAGGTGATAGATTTGGTTTGTTTTATAAAGTACAATTTTCCCTCCTGACCTGTGAAGGCATAAGAGGGTTTTTCTTTATAGTTCTTTAAACATTGGAAAGTTTTATATATCCAAGTCCTGTATGGCATCCACCACAGTTTCATCCAATAGTTTGGCATATACCTGTTCTGTGATTTTAGTGGAAGAGTGTCCACATATCTTTGATACTATCTGCATGGGTATTCCCTCATTTAATAATAAGGTGGCTCCTGTATGCCTGGCCCAATGGGTAGATAAAGGTTTGTCTATGCCTGAGGACTGTGCTACCACTTTTAGATATACATTATATTTCGCATTACTTATAATAGGCAGTTCTCCATTATATTTGTGCAGGATGTCAAGAGCTTGGGAGAGTAGGGGAATAGTAAAAGGCTTGTTGGTTTTCACCCTGCTGCTTACATACACACTCATTCCCTTGACTTTTTGTATCCTCTTACTGTCAAATTCACTAAGGTCTGAGTATGACATGCAGGTATAAGTCTGGAATACAAAAACATCCCTAACCTTCTCAAGGCTCCCTGTAGGCATTTTGGCAGTCTTGAGTTTATGGAATTCTTCAGGGGTCAGACATTTTTCAAGACTCTTAATATCTCTTCCCTTATCTATACATATATTCTTGTAAGGGTTTTTGTTCATGTATCCCTCATTAATAGCATCTAATATTACAGAGTTAAGATGCCTGTGATAGTTATGCCACTTTGTATAAAGACATATTCCTTTGTTTGCCAGATAATTATCAAAGACAATAAGATTCAATTCATTTACATCTTTGAAGCTTCTGATGCCTCCCCATTCCTTCAGCACCTTTAGGAACAGATTGTATCTGTCTATACTTCTTGAAGCTTTTCCATACTTCCTTATATCAAACCTCTGGTGACAATAATCCAGAAAGTTGATATTCTTCCTTTTTTGGCTAAGTCTTCTAGGTATGGAGAATATGTCTATATTTCCCTCATCCATCATATCCAGGATAATCTGTCTTACATCAGTAAGCATTTTATCCAAGGTACTGCTTATTTGTATGATGTCAGGACAATTAACTATCTTTCCTTTTTTCCATTGGTTTATGTAGAGCATGATACCTGTGGCTATGTATTTTTGCTTATAGTCATAGGTGATCCTCATCTCTACTGCTGACTTGACAGTTAGGGAGGCATTCTTTCTTCTGTTGAAGATAAAGGTGACTTGGGGTTGTTTGTTAATCATATTTAAAAAAGTAAAATGAAGAGTTAACTTCTCTTTTGAAGAAGCTTAGTGTAATAAATAAGAAAGAGGGGTGTAATAAATATGTAATAAATCAAGGTATAAAAAATGGATGATAGTACCGTATTTACTACCATCCTTTGGGCATCTTGTACACCCGCAGGGGTTCGAACCCTGGACACCCTGATTAAGAGTCAGGTGCTCTACCAACTGA